TTTGACTAAACAGCGTTGCATAGCGGTATTGACATCCATTGCATTAGGATCGGGGATCGGTTTATTCATATTGTTGATAATTGGTAATTGCGAAGTCATAGACTTGCCAAAAGCATGAACTGTGCAAAACACCATGCCTGTATCGCCAATAGCGCAATAAGGCAACAAAGACCCATCAGGTTGTTGAAATAACTTGTAATCCCAACTTGCTGTAGGATCGGCTTGAAGCAACTGGTCTGTGGCCCACGCCCAAGAAAGGTAAGTAAAACGACCTTTGCGTTCGGTATGGTCGTTGACGTTGATTTTGCGAAGTTCTAAGAATTTAGACATTAGAACCTCCAAAAACATTACCAAAATCTTCAAACACGGATTGCAATAGATTATTGCGCTTGTTGTTTGGCTTTCCACAAGCTGCACGAATAACATCCACATCGTCTTGCGACAGTTCTGTGCCGTATTCCATGTTGTCTAACGCTATTTCCAAGCGTTGCTCCATTTCGGTCATAACTTGATACAACTCATCCATTTAAATTCCCCTTAAATGACATAGCGAAGTTGCTATATCTCCATTATTAAGTAATATTCAAGACTTTGCAATACCTTTGCAAAAATAATTACTTATGTTGTAAGATTGCTAAATGGGACTAAAACTTACAGATTCAGCAATAATTGACTTGCTTGGGGGAACTGCCAAAGTAGCCAAATTAACGGGTGTAAGTCCAGCAGCAGTTAGTTTGTGGCGAAAAAACAACATTCCAGCATCTCAATACGCATTTTTAGGGGCAACTCTTGAAAAGGAGTCGCATGGTTTAATCACACGCAAGGACTTATTTCCTCAGTCCTGGCATTTAATTTGGCCGGAGTTAATATGAATAGAGAAGAAATGTTGATAGATATGCTTAAACAAGCTGATCTAGAAATTAAAGTTTTGCAAGAACGAATTGCATTTTTAACCAACGAAGTCAAAGCGCATCGTGATTTGTTAAATGCACTTGGCCCTGTGGCTTTTTCGGGGCAACACTAATGGAAATTTTAATTAAAAAAATCAAAGAAAATAAAGACGGGTCAGCCGAAGTCCACGTGCATTATGACAAGGAAGGATTGCATTTTCTTGTCCAGCAAGGAATGACTTGCACTTTGGTGGAAGCAATAATGATGGAACGTAATGGCAAAATGTTTCATGTTTCAAGCGTTTTGGACACTATTCCTAAAAAAACTGTTGTAAAAAAGCAACAAACAAAAAAGAAATAAGTTGTAGTAAACTCTATGGACAGGCTAGGGTCATCCCCGAAAAGCGATTAGTCACCGCCCGCCATGTCCACCTTTTTGACTACCTTTGACAGAGGAATGAAGTGAATTTTTACCCCTTCCACATTGGCGATTATCTTGCCCACACAAGCCATTTAAACGATAAAGAAGACCTTGCTTATCGAAGAATGATGGATTGGTATTACCTTAACGAAAAGCCTTTTTCGCCAGATATACAAACAATAGCTAGATTGGCAAGAACTACTCCCGAAACTGTAGTTATGATTTTGGGCGATTTTTTCTATCAGGATGACGATGGTTATTACCATAGCAAGCGAGCCGATGAGGAGCTGGCTAAATATAAAGCTATGCAGGATGGGGGTCGCAAAGGGGCTGAAAAGAGGTGGGCAAAGGGTGGCGATAGCCCCCCTAAACACCCCCCAATGCAAACCAAGAACCAAGAACCATTAACCAAGAACCAATTAAAAACACCTGAAGGTGTATCTGATGATTTATTTAAAGATTACTTAGCAGTTCGCAAGGCCAAAAAAGCTAAATGGACTGAAACGGCTTTTAAAGGATTACAACGAGAAGCAGATAAGGCTAAAATGTCCCTCTCTGATGTAATGCAAATGTGCTGTGAGAGGGGATGGGCAGGATTTAAAGCTGAGTGGGTTGCAGAATCAGTTATTACACAAAAGAAAAATCCGTTAATAACTAACGATCAGATTGAAGAAGCGTATAGAATTGAATGTGGTAAAGACCCTAAATTGGCCCGTTTTAATAGCTATTATGAAATGAAGGATTATGTTATTAAACAACGGGAACTTCGATCTAGAGGCGATACATAAGGCGGGAGTGCGCCAGCTTTGTAAGTGGCGATCAGAATGGGGTTTGGCTAAGTTTAGATTGTATATTTCAAAGTATCAGTTGCCAGAAGCATTATTAAAAGATTTTTACAAGCAATATCAATTAGGAAACCGAGGGGAGTGGGGAAAATGGATAACTTCAAATTAATAGATACTTTTGATCCTGCGCCTATTGCAGCAGAGCTAACCAAAAGTCAATTTTGGGATTGGTTAAACCTACGTAGAAACGATCCTACATTGCAACATACCAACGTCAAAGACATTGTGCTTCGGTTTCAGTCTGTAATGTACGACTCCACCTATCAAACCTTTTTTGAGAGTTTGAAGTGCGAAGATTATTTTTCCCAGCGTTACCATCCTAAGACAATGAATGTAGTCTATGACTTTTTCCCTATTCATCTTTTAGGGCGTGTGATGGTAGCCAATCTTAAACCTGGTGGATATATTGGTTATCACATAGATGAAGGGAACTACGCTAAAAAGCATGACCGATACCATTTTGTAGTAACAAGTAACGACCAAGTGTCATTTACTTCCGGTAACGAGTCATGCCACATGAAACCTGGTGAGATATGGTGGTTTAACAATCAAACCCTCCATTCCGTAGCCAACGAAGGAACGGAAGATCGTATTCATATTATTGTGGATGTTTGGAAATGAAATATCTAATTATGGGCTTGCCCGGATCAGGTAAAACAACTTTGGCTAAAAAGTTGGCCGTAAGATTTGGTGCAGTCCATTTAAATGCTGATGATATGCGTAATCGTGTATGGACTGATTTGGACTTTTCTATTTCTTGTCGAATGATCCAAGCTCAAAGAATGGGTGCATTGTCTGATATTTTGCTTGAACAAGGATTTAGTGTTATTGCAGACTTTGTTTGCCCTACTAAAACAACTAGAGAACTGTTTGGGCAGGCTAAAGTGATTTGGATGGATACGATTAAAGAAAGCCGTTACGAAGATACAAACCAGTTATTTGAACCGCCCACAGAATACTTTTTAAGAATTACCAATTTTGATTACGATGTAAATTCTATATGACCGCAATGTTTTTACCTAAGCACAATTTAACTTTTGTGCATATTCCTAAAAATGCTGGCACATCCATCATTAAATGGTTCACCAAATACAAATCATTTTTTGATGCCGACCCTATTTTTATGGGCCATCACGAAAGTCTGCCAATGATTGCTAAAGTAATGCCTTGCATTACAACTTTTGCGGTAGTCAGAAACCCCTACGATAGATTGGTGAGCTTTTATACTTTTGCTAAAGATGGTCAAACAGAATGGTGCGTAAAATTTAGGCAAGCTAATAATTTAGAGGAGTTTCCTGACTTTGCCACATGGGTAGATCGATTAGAAAGCTACGATACTTTGCATTGGTTTAAAACGACCACCAATCAATTTGAATGGATACCCAATGGGGTAACTCATCTTTTGCGAACAGAGAGCTTAGATAACGATTTTAAGCCCATTCAAGACATTGTAGATTTTGGTGTTACTTTGGATGTTGATAACAAATCAGATCACGAGTTGTATAAAAACTTATACACAGATAAGGAAAAAAATAAAGTTGCCAAGTTGTTTGAAAAAGATTTAGACTTATACAAATACACTTTCTAGGGGGAAAGATGCTTGAAAAAACAATTATTGCTGCTACCGGCATGGGTTATCTAATGGTCGGAGTATTGCAATTACGCAAGGGTGCATTTCCTAATGCAATTATTTGGTTAGGTTATGCGTTTAGTCAAATTGGTCTTTGGCTTGCTCTTAAATGAGAGTGTTGGTTGCTTGCGAATATTCTGGTAGGGTTAGAGATGCGTTCATTAGGGGGGGGCACGATGCTATGAGCTGTGATCTAGCTCCTACCGATGTACCTGGTCCACATTATGAAGGTGATGTAATGGACATCATTACAGATAATTGGGATTTGCTAATTGCTTTTCCACCATGCACTTATTTGACATTGACGGGCAATAAATGGTTCAAGCCTGAGTTTGCAGATCGTTTCCCTGAAAGACATCAACAAAGAAAAGATGCTATTGATTTTTTTATGCAAATAGCAAATATGCCAATCCCAAGAATAGCTATAGAAAATCCTATTGGAATTATGAGCAGTCATTACCGGAAACCAGATCAAATCATACAGCCGTGGCAATTTGGTTTTCCTACCACAAAAGCTACTTGTTTGTGGCTTAAAAATTTACCTTTATTAAAGCCTACCAATATTGTAGAAAAAGGCGAAGTTGTTATATCTAAAAGTGGCAATAGAATGTCAAAATGGTATTATGAAACTTCTAAGTTACCTCTTAAAAATGGCGCAAGGGCCAAAGCAAGAAGTGTAACTTTTCAAGGGGTTGCTGATGCTATGGCAGACCAATGGGGAAAAGAAAATTATGAATTACAGATGGAATTGTTATGAAAGACTATGATCCAAACGATGCGATTGATTTCATTTTCAAAACTGCGCCTGCGTATGCAAAAGCGAAGGGTGAGCTTGCGGAGCTTGAGGCATTTAAATCAAGCCTCAAAGCTATTAAAATGTCTGAATCATCGGAGCAAAGTCTTGGGGCGCAAGAAAGAGAAGCGTATCGCTCAGAGGCTTACCAGGATTTATGTAAAGCCATTGGAGTGGCGACAGAAAACGCAGAAGCGTTAAAATGGAAACTTCAAGCAGCAGTTTTAAGAGTAGAAATCTGGCGCACAGAACAAGCCAGCAACCGATCAATAGAAAGATTAACGAGATGAACGATTATGCAGACATTATTCTTAAACTTAACTCATTCATCAAACACTATCACGAAGCGGTACTTAAAGGTAAATATTCACAAGCGTATTTAATTGCTTGTTCTATAACAGAATCAGCGCAAGAGTTAGAAGATTGGACTAGCACGAAAAGTGTCCACTAATCTTAAAGTTTTGCCAATTAAATCAGAAGAAGCTAGTCCCTGGATTCTTAAAAAGCATTACGCCAAAAGACTTCCAAGCATTAGCTATGCTTTTGGTTTATATGATGGTGCTAATCTTGTTGGCGTAGTTACTTATGGAATACCAGCTTCAAATAGTTTGTGTGAAGGTATTTGCGGGAAAGAATACAAAGAATTTGTTATTGAATTAAACAGACTTTGTTTACTTGACAATGCAAAGAATCAATCAAGTTATTTGGTTGCTAATTCAATAAAATTGTTGCCAAAACCTAAAATTGTTGTTTCTTATGCAGACACGGCACAGGGCCATGTAGGTTATGTATATCAAGCAACTAACTTTTTATTTACAGGCACGACAAAAGAACGCACAGATATGAGTGCTGGTGAAGGAAAACACAGCCGACACGCTACTGACCCATCCATTAGGCAATTTAGAAGCGCAAAACATAGATATGTTTATTTTCATGGAAATAAAACAGAAAAGAAATTGTTGCAACGCAAATTAAATTATGATGTTTTGCCTTATCCTAAAGGTGAAACAAAACAATACAACTCAGGTGGAAAAGTTGAAACACAAGCATTATTGTTTGTATGAAAAAATCCGAAAAATTTCATTATGATGCCCTGGCGAGATTTGGCTGCATCCTCTGCTACAAACAAGGCAATGAAGGGACTCCAGCAGAGATACATCACATTAGACGAGCTGGTAAACGAAGTGATGCCCCTGTTATCCCCTTATGTCCCTACCACCATCGAGGCGCAAATACCAGTATTCACGGAATGGGTCGCAAACGCTTTGAACGAGAGTACGCTACTACAGAAGAAGAATTGCTCGAATTGGTATTACAGAAGATTCGTTAGAGTTCCAAAGGGTCAAAACCTAGTTCGGTAGCGACTCGTTTTGCTCTGCGTTTAAATGTGGCATCGTGTTTAGTCCAAGCGTGGGTAACTGTATTGGCTCTACTCATGTGGATCATTTCATGGCATAGCGTTGTCATAACTGTGTAAAGATGCCCACAACGAGCTTCTGATACTGTAACGATGTGTTCCCAATCTCCGTCATCGTGCAAATATGTGCCCATTGCTTCAGGGTCTGCATCAACAATAAATTTGACTTGCTCTGGCAAAGGCATATTCCATTTGCAATATGGCTCGCAACATACCATTGCGCTATACAAATTACGAAGAATTGCGGGTGTT